TGACATGGCGCATTCAAATATAGTTTGCAATCCTGGCATGCCGTGTCCAGTTTGAATTCTTGTACTACAGATTGAGCCGCCGCCAATATTACAACGAATACTATCTGCGCCCCAATCTGCTAAATCATTAAAGCCTTCTAAAGTAGCAACATTGCCAGCCATAATGTGTACGCTGTCGTGGAGCAAATCTTTTATAGATTTGATCGCATGCTCTACCAATTTATGATGACCGTGTGCGACATCAATACATAAAACATTTGTTCCGTTGCGTGTCAAATTTGCAGCTCGTTCTAAAAAATCATCTGTAACACCTACTGCTGCGCCAACGTTTGGGTTATATTCCCAAGCTTTACGGACTATTGCACATTGTTTTTCAACTGTATTGTAACGATGAACGATCCCTAAGCCGCCCACTTCTATCATTGAGGTGGTCATGTTGAGTTCCGTAACGGTATCCATTGGCGCTGAAATTACTGGAAAATCTAAGTGGATATTTTCATCCAAATCATTTCCGATCTTTACTTCTTTTCGACTCTCAATGTCTGAATATTGTGGTATCAATAATACATCATCGTATGTTAAGGCTTCTTTAAATCTCACTAATGACCTCCCAATTCTCTTTTATTAGTTTAAGTGGCGCTGTTGATGCACTCGAATCTCCTGAAAATACAACCTTCGCATATTCTTCACTTCGGTATTCAAGGTGTTGCTCGGACATAAAAATATCCAATATTATGCCCGTGGTTCCGGCATAATTATGTTTTATCAAATCACCGACTTTCATTGTTCTCTAGCTCTTCAATCATCTTTTCAAGATACCAGCGAGCTTTCTTTAAATCTTGTAAAGCTTTGCCCTTATATTTATGCCGGGAAACATATTTAATTATATTGCCTTCGGCATATCCCATCCGCCAAGAATTGATAAATTCATATGGCTCAATGGCCTGTTCGCCTTTCCAATTAATGTTATAGTGTTTTGGATGGTTAACGTTGTCGCTCATTTTATTCCTTTTTTACAATCCGGATGGCACGGTGCGTGCACAGGGCATCCAATTTCGCAATTATCTTCTGGTGCTTCTATCTTGGGTGCAAATTCAAATGCAAAATAAAGAATAGCGGATATGATTAGCACGCTAACTATAAATGCCAGCGCCGCCACTTTCTCTTCTCTTAAAAATTTCATTTTTCAACTTCCGCTCCTTTTTCTAGATGCTCTTTAAAATCTTGAAGGATATTAACTGCTTTTTCCCAACACTCAGGACAATAAAGGCGAACAATTCCTTCTTCTTGTCGTACTACAACATTCCATGTTGTTACTTGTTCTTTATTCATCTTATCAAATGATTCCTCACAAGTCAAACACTTATCTGGAATTTTATCAAATAAAGCAACTTTAGCTGCCATCTCTTTTTCGGCGCTCTTTTTTGCTTTGTTTGTTTTCTTCCTTCTTAGTTTTCTTTCTAAAGACATTATCTTTCTCCCGTGGAACCAAATCCACCTTCGCCGCGTTTTGAATGAAAGTTTAAAAACTCGTCACTTTCAACTTCTTCAACTTTACAATGAACAATCGGTATCAATATTGCTTGTGCAACTTTGTCGCCTGGCCTAATCATTTGCGTTTCAGCGCCAATGTTGTGAAGGTTTACATACACTTCGCCATTATAGCCAGGATCTACAACGCAAGCGCCCACTATTAATTGTCGCTTGTAAGCTATGCCTGATTTGTTTTTAATCTCCAACATATAACCGTAAGGAATCTCGACTTTTATTCCAGTTGGAATCAATCTAGATTCTTTTGGTGGAATAAAGAAATCTTTTGAATCATATAATTTCTTTTCTCCATTCGGGCAATAAAATAAATCCATTCCAGCATCCATTTGATGTGCTCGAACTGGCAATCTTGCTTTTGGCCGCATCCTGTGTACTTTAATTCTCATTTGCCTTCCCAATTCCTTGAGAACTTCGAGCCAATTTTAAATCCTATAATGGTATTCTCTTCAAGAGAGACTTTGAAGCCAAAATCATTACTAGAAAAGTAAACTTGGACATGATCTTGAAGATCTTCAAAGCTTGAAGCTTGAGAAGAAAACTCTCCATATTCATCTTGAATAATTTGCAGCGCTTTTTCTTCGCGAGTTTCTTGCCAGACATAATAATTTGTGCCTTTGCTTTTATGAAATTTGATTCCAACATTTTTCATAGCCCATTTTTTGAAAAGGGCGTCTAAGCCAGGATAAGAATAACTGGCCCCTCTAAAAGAAATTCTGTTCGTATTTTTTAACAACTCTTTTCTCTCGGATGGTCGCAAGTTAAAAATCTCATCGACTAGTTCAGCGGTTTGGAAGGCGACTTCTTCATTCTTTTTCAACAAAGAAATAAATTCTTTCTTAATAATTTCAGTCGTCTCCTCGCGCACCGGCTCCTCTTCCTTGAAATAAAAATCAAACTCTTGTTGAGCTTCATTTTCAGAAAAGATTTTACGTGCATATGCTTGACCGGCTTCAAAAGCTGTGTCAAACCTGCCAAGTCTTTCTTTCGCGTAGACGGCAACGAATGGCTTTCTGCAACCTTCGTTGCGTTTAACCCCTCTGTAGCCGAATTTATTTCTATTACTTTTAATAGGTTCTACATAATTCATTCTTTCCTCCTTTTATCCTAAAAGCCTAAAATTATATTTAATTGATCGTGTGCTAAAACCCCATTGTTCATCATAATCCAGTCTGCTCATGTAAGGTCGATTGAGATGAATAATATCTCTTTCCGGCTTTACGCCCCAGCATTTGATGCTGCTTTGGATTGAAGTGCTATCAATTGTTTTTATGATCCAATAAGGTTTTCCATTTTTAGTTTTCTTTTCGATAACTTCTCTCGGAATAAACCAGGCAACTCCGAGGTCATTATCCCATTCTCCAAGTGGTGGAACTTGATAATATTCTAATCTTTTAAGGATGTTTTCATCCAGTACTAAATCCATTGGAAAAATACCAGTTAATGAAACCAAATTTTCAATCCTCTCTTTGTTTGAAAAGTTACCTTCTGGTTTATAAAGTTCTATGTTTTCTTCAAGTTTCTTTTTGTTTTTTGGCCGCTCGACCACTGTCGCAGTCCAGAAATGTTTTGGGCCTGAAAATCTATCATCAATTAGGCAATTTAAAGCTTCGCTTCGAGCTAAAACATCAAGCGCCTTTTTATTTAATTTGCTATAAACAATATCTTCATTAAAAAGGAAGTCTTCAATTACGTTAAATGGCCGGTTGTTAATAATCTGTTCCATTGCCTTATCTCCCAAGCCTTTAAGAGAAGTTAAGGGCTGAATTAATGTTTTATTATCTTCGGCAATTTCCCAAACAACACCAGATTTATTTACATCAATTGATTGAATCTTGAATTTAAATTTCTTTGCAAGGTTAATTGCTTTTTCTTTTCGAGTCTCCGGCTCTTTATCTAAGAATGCTGCCACCCACTCCACTGGATAGTAATTAAACAACCAAGCACACTGATAAGAGAGGGCAGAATAAGAAACCGCGTGAGACTTATTAAAGCCATAGCCTGAGAAATACTCAAACTTTTTCCAAAGAGAGTTTGCCGCATGCTCGGTCATATTCTTTTCAACACACCCTTCAACAAACTTAGCCTTTAGTCTATTTTTCTGCTTTGCGACGGCTCCTGTGCCTCGCTTTGTGAGAAGTTTCCGAAGTTTATTGCCCTCATCTAAACTAAAATTCTTTCCTAGCTTGTGTGCCAACAATGCAATTTGCTCCTGGAAAATCAAAAACCCGTAAGTTTCTTTTGTCACTTCCTTGACAATATCATTTTCATATACTATGTTATCAGGGTTTTCTTTTGCCTCAACATATAATTTATCAACATCTGCTCCAAGAGGGCCAGGCCGATAAATAGAAGTGATGGCAGCAATATTAATTATGTTATTTGGCTTTGCTTTCTTGCAAAAGTTTTGTGCGCCTTCTTCTGTGAACTGAAATATGCCAGCCCATTTGCCCTTGTGGAAAATATTAGTGTATACTTCTTGGTCATTAAAGTCGATCTTGTCAGGGTGGAGATTCTCATTATAATAATCTTGAATCTCTTCAAACGTTGGGTTTTCAATATTGTGATGTCGTTTCAATATGTGTGCAATCGCACCTTCGATCATTTTTAATGTTGAGAGCCCAAGAATATCAAACTTAATGAACCCTAAAGGTTCAAGATGTCTAACGTTTTGACCTTCTGACCATGGAGTTTGTGTAATTCCTCCGCTATTAATTAAAGGTATATGGCGATTTAAGTTTTCTCCAATGACTACGCCCCCTGCATGACGAGAAACTGATCTCGTTTGCCCATATAAAACATTAATATGGTCTGCAATGTGCGGATACTTGCTTAAAAATGCTTTTAATGAATCAGAATATTCCATTACTTCTTCAAATGTCGGTACATAAACTCCTGATTTTATTCCGTGTTTCTTCTTAGCGGCAGGTGTGGCCTCTCTCATCATTCGCGAGGTTACAGGATTGACTTCCGTAAAGGGAACCCCATAAAACTTTGACACATCTTTAATTAATGAACGGAGCTGCAAAGTATTAAAGTTGGAAATTGGAACCACAGTGTTGCTGCCCCATTCTTCAATTAGTAATTCTTTCAGCTCCATCGGATCCGAAACATCATAATCAATATCTGGATAGTCTTTCGCGTCTCGTCTTAGAAATCGAGAAAACAAAAGCTTATATTTAATGGGATCAACTTGAGTAATTCCAAGGACATAAGCAACCAATGAACCTGCTGCTGAGCCACGTCCGGGCCCAGTTAATTGAATTTCATTTGCTTTTGAGGCAACCGCATTCATAGTTAAAAAATACTTACTAAAGCCGCGTTCGCTAATAACTTCTAATTCTTCACGCAAACGATTAACGTATTCTTTATCATGATGTAGATTCATGTGACGTGCCCTGTCGATGCACAGCCCTTTTAAAGTTTGCTCTGCTGTAAGTTCGGGTGGAACAACAAAATCTGGCAGATGTACAGTGTTGTCTGGAATAAAGCTCTCAATCCGATTATGGGCTATGCTATGTGTTTCTTCAATTGATTGGCGAATTAAGTCATCATCATATTCAACTCCGCAGCAATCTGAATAGTACTTGTAAGCGTCCCACATTTGTTGTCCGTTTTTTGGATATAACTCGTAGCCAATCTCATCAACACTGGAAGGTAAAACGTCTGAACAATAGCTTGGTTTAGACATAGATTTGCCTAGCCAGCCCAATCTTTTATATAGCTCGCGATCTTTCCAAGCATCAGGATTTGGGTAGTGGCTATCTGCTGTGGAGATTAGTTTGATGCCAAATTCTCTGTGTAGTTGTATAATATTTTTATTTAATATATGCTGTTCTGGTGTTTTGCTCCACTGCAGTTCGCCATACCAACGATCTCCAAATATATCCATCATTTCCATTGTTGTGTGGCGCATTGCATCCATTACCGCATCTTCGCCGTATTCTCTGTTCTCCCAAAAGTCCCCTGCATAAACGCCACCTAAGCATGCGCTAGCGGAAATTACGCCTTCGTTATATTTTTTTAACATCTTATAATCGATACGAGGAAAGCGATAAAAGTTTTCTTTAGAAAATGATTTAGAAATCATTTCAAATATATTATTTAATCCCGTCTGATTCTGCGCCAGCAAAATTAAATGGCGTCGTTTGTTTAAGATGTTCTTAACTGCGCGTTTAGATGTAGATTCATCTTCAATTGTCGTTCCTGAGCGCGAGTCGTCGAGTGAAGACTTTGCTTTTTTGTCTGCTTTGACTTTTTCATATTCTCCCCTCCACTTTGCCAGGTTGGGTAGGAAATATGCCTCTATTCCAAATATTGGCTTGAAGCTTTTCCCTTCTTCTAACATCTTCTTAGCGTGGAGAACTTGATAAGCCATCCCATTCATATTGCCGTGATCTGTGAGAGCTAGTGCATCGCTGCCATTTTCGAAAGCAAAATCCATATGTTCTTGCGGATAACCTAAGCCATCAAAAACGCTGCCGGCTACGCTGTGTGCGTGCAAACCAGCAAATGGAATGTTATTCTTCTTCATTGTCTACTCCTATTGGGTTCCATTCATGATATCCTAATATTTCTTTGGGGGGTTTAACTAATGCTGTACAATTCTCTGAGCCTAGAAAGGTTCGAAGATTGTCCCAACTGTCAATATTATGATACCAAGGAATGTCTAACATATTTGCACCTTTCATTTTAACAGAGTTGAAAACTTTGTCAAGAGAAAAAAACCTAGCAGACCATCTTTTTTCAAAAGGTATTCGGTCCTTGCCAAAGCCCAAACTTTGTCCTGTGCCTTCTTTTCTTACCAGCCTTCGGCACGCTTTAAAATCTTCTGCATCGAAAGTAAATCCAAGGTATTCATTATCTTTCACGGTTTTTCCGTTGTGTGAAACAAAAAACGGCTTTTTATTAGATATTTGTTTTCTATGTGATTTCAGATATTCTGGGTCGTACACTCCATATGGAAATGCCACATAATATTTATCTGGTACGACCCATTGGCTAATTGTGCGGCTGAGCCAATATGCGGTTAAAGCTCCGTATAGCGCGTTCCAGCCCAAACAATCTCTTCTGTCGCGGTCTCTCGGGTGAATTGGAACATAATAAATGGGGATTGGTCTTTTAAGCTCATCCGGCATAGAACTTCTTGTTTTATTGACAAAAAGAGGATCTTGAATGTAATCTCCCAAGCGATATCTAATTAGCGGCTGCATATCATCGTGACAAATAATCCATATAGTTTCACTGCCAGCGCATGCACATTCCCACACTGCTCGCTCAACTGCTAAATAATTTTTTCCAATTGGTTGCAAGCAATCATGCCATGGAAAATTAAAATCTTTGGGCTGGCTAGCGACTGGTATAATCCCTGCTAAATGAAAAGAATTTATATTTTGTGGACCATTTTCAATCATAATATTTTCAATAAATCATTCAACTTATTTTGATAACCGCCTTTATTTTCTTGAATTAATAATTCTTGCGGGCTTGAATAATTAAATTCAATCTTGTCGCTATCATCGTATAAATTCATTCTAAATTTTTTGACTTCTCTCTTTTCAACTTTTAAATCCAGAGGATAATAAATTCTTTCTTCATTTAAAAAGCCATTTTTTCGGCCATTGAATCCTTCTTCTTTCAATAGCTTAATCACTTTAAATCGTGCATATGTATCTGAATAATCAAAATCTTGTAGCTGTTCTGTTGTTAGGTGAGATACTGCAACAAGGTCTCTTTGGGTTGGGTGATTTCCGGCAACGCGCTCGGTGGGATAGAAGTAAATGTCCTTAACAAAATCATCTTCTGTGCAAAAGTGCTCAAAATCATGAACCATGCATGAGCGAGCAGTCATCCAATCCAATACGATAAATTTACTTGTGGTTTTATATAATTCTTCAATTGACATTGGAAGCCCTGTTACATTTTCATCATCAAACACAATTGCTTTTTCAAAATTTAATTTAGTCACTTTTGAATTTAAAGTTGTGGTTGCAGCCTCATTTTTGTTTATTCTCACATGATTTACTTGATCCCCAAACAAATTTAGGCCGGCCAATGAAAGTAGAAAGTATAATTTTTTCCATAATTTTAATTGGCTTTCGTTGTTAACTTTTTCAAACTGGTGGGGGACGGATAATTTATTTATTATACAAGGGGTGTCGTTTAAATAAGAATAGATTAATGCGCTTAAATTTCCGCCAATTATTATTTGGTTATATTTATATTTTTTAACGCTAGCAACTGCATCCTGACTCTTCATATTCGTCGTTCTCATCTTTAAGTCTATACTCAAGGCAATCTTCTATGTAATTGACTTCTTTCATCAGGCGTTTCGCGAATTTACGAATTTTCCACGAATACCTCCAGCCGGCATGCTTCCGATTATATTTTTTTCCACATTTATACCCCGAACTATATCCACATAGGCCGCGGCCGATTTTTCCTTTAGCGTACTTTTCAACCCATCTGCGTAAAATTGCTGTACCGAATTCAATATTTGTCTCGGGGTTTTTTAATTGCTTGCAAGTTTTTCCAGGCTTTTTCATATATCGCGGGATCACCTGCATTAAGCCGCAAGCATTGGAACTGCTCACAACAACAGGGTTCCAATTGCTCTCGTAATGAATTAGCGCTATAATAATTTCTGCCGGAATATCATTCTGTTCCGAGGCTTGGGCTATTAATTCCATTTGATCGCATGCAAAGTGCGCCTTTGGCATGCCGATGTTAAGTATTGCTAAACATAAAATTTCTGCGGTCGTCATATATCTCTCCTGTTGTTTTTGTTTTATAAGTTGACACTATTATAACATTTTTGTTTTATTTTATTAATTAATTTGCGAATCAAATCATCCGCTTCATCTTTGCAAGAAAAATTTGCAATGGTCAATATCGTAGAATTGTTTTTAAAAAACGCTCTAACCAAGTAGCATTCTTGATCCAATTTTGGATCACTATATTTCTCTGACCAAACTGCAATTAGTTCTTCTAATTTAAAAAAACACCCTTCGTGTACTTTGTGCATCGCACCTCCAAATTTAAGCTAATTTTCTCATGATCACGTCGGGGCGGCCATATTTGTAATTATTATATTTTAAATTTGGATTGATGTCAAGTTTTAAATCATCTTCAGCTTCAACTTCTACTGATTCATTAGGCAAGGCATTTGGATCTTCATGAGTAAGCGAACTTAAAGCTTCTGCATACACACTGGTTGATGGATTCATGATATCTACTTTTTCGAAGCTCCATTCTTCGGGAGCATATTGTTCATCCCATTGATAAACCTCGTACACGTCTGTGAATCCATGCTTTCTGTACAAGCCGCTCAAAAAGCCATCAAAATGATCCAGCCTTGCACCGCCGACTTCTTTAGCTTTTCTCATAAACTCATTTGCCAGCCCAGATAAATTAGAATTATTGTGCACACTAACAATATCATCGCCATCTTTAATGGCGAATCCCGCATTGCGGCCTCTTAATTTATACAAATCCATCATCCTCAATTCGTCAAAAGAATAAGGAGATAAAAATCCAGTTCGACCTCCGCTGTATAATGATTCCTGAAACCCCTTTACAACTTCTTCATCTGGATTCTCTGCTAAGCTCATTTCATATTCAAGTGCGCCAGCTTCCACCTCAGTTAAAGTACCTTCATCTCTGAAAACGGATAACGCGAGAGTTGAATTAAACTTAACTTCTTTTATTTTATCAGACATATCTTCTTTTGATTCGGCAAGAAATTTTCGCCAACTTTCGATAAGTATTTTCATGTTATTTTAACCTTCATTAAATAAACCATAAGCATGGTTTTCTAACATTAAATAGTAAACTGTTTCCTCAACTTTAATTTCTTCTATCATTGAGTTGTTAACTAAGACTGTTTTATTAACATCCGTGTCGTTAAATTTATCACAGTCTCTTGCAACGGCTAAAACTTTACACAAGCCATGTCGAGAGGTGGGAACAGAATAATCATCTGGTACTAAAATTGTAGACTTTTCTTCTGCTTCTTCACTCTCGATTGGCTCAAGTAAAACATGCCTGTTAAGCGGCTCAAGCATTATCCTTCTCTCCAAATTGTTGCTCTACGGTTTCAAACATATCATTTAAATCATCCATATCGGCATCTTGCTCATACAAGCGAAAAGCCTTTACTGCGTTCCAGATATCTTGACGGGTTAACCACCCATTTTCCATATAGTTTTTTCGCAAATCCTTTTTTTGCTCTTTGTAGGGCTCCATTGCTTTTTCAATGGAAACCATTGACTTCAAGTAATCAACGACGCGCTGTTCCTTGCTTACTTCTTCCTTTTCTTCATTTACTAATTGTAATTCGGCAGACATAATTTCCTCCTATGTAATTTCGCATGCACCGCCGGCACATGCGAGTTCGCCAGTTAAATTTGTGTTATCGTCTAATTCGATAACTTTCGTTAAATCAACTTCTTGCAAAGTTTCAATTAATCGTTCGTATTCTTCTCTCGTGCAATCTTCAAATGGGGCTTGTTTATAGTTGCCCCCATCATATGGTAGCACAGTTAGTCCATTATAGCAATCGCGATTTTTCCACATCCACTCTCCAACATTTTCCCATTCTTTTTCCTTAACACTAATTGTAGCAGAAACGTTGTGAGTATTTTGACCTTTTTTGTGCCCGGGCAGAACCCATTCATCGCTCACTTTTTTAACCCTCTCTAATAAATCAATTGCATATTCATGACGTGTGATTGCGCCGTGCGGACTTTTTTGTGGCACGGAAATAACAGCAGTATCGTGTGGTCTAAAAAACTCATCTTCTATTAAATCAGGATGATGTACTTGTAAATAAGTATAAATAGCTTCATTTTTTCCAACACGCAATCTTCGAAGATAATATTTATTGTGCCAAGCATGAATTCCGCTGGAAGTTCCTAAAGTTAAAGATGTGGTGCCGGCCGGCTTCACACACGTTGTTCTCGCGGCTGGTCTAATCCCAATTAAATTAGCGATTCGTTTATTTTCTTCTTTAACTACCTTTGAGGCTTGTTCCATATCAAGTTTCAAAACTTTGCCGGATGCGATTCCCGTCATGCTAACACCAATTAAAGAATCCCTTTCGGTGCTCCTGCGCCATATATCGCGAAGATAATGAAAATCCGTGTAGCCAGCCTGAAGTGTTCCAATAAATGCTGCAGCTTTTGCTCTATTTTCATATTCTTCCTGTGAAGAAATGTCGCTTGCATTAATCTCTGTTAGGTTGCAGAATTGGAATGGCCTTAGCCCGATTTCGCAGCAAGGATTCGTGCCCCAATCTTTATCGTTTGTAAAGTAAAATCCTGGCTCTCCGGAGCCGCTAGCCTTAACACGCTCCCACAATTCTTTAAAGTATCTCTTTGTAATTCGGTGGCGCATTAAAACCACAGAATTGTTAGCGCGGCCGCGTTGAGGGTTTTTCTCCCACCAATTTCCTGTTTTCGCTGCAATCATTTCATCGTCGGCAGCGCTAAACAGGGCGATTAAGGCGGCTCTGCGAATCCCGCCAGTGAGGACAGCATCGGCAATATGACAAATTATATCATGAACTTCAATTGGCTCTAGTTTATCGCCATTTTCTTTTTGACGAAAGATGCCCTCTATCTTAACGATACATTCACGAAGAGGTTGTGGTCCTGGTGCTTTGCCTCCGGAAGTGAGTAAACGTGCGCCTTTTGGTCTAATGTCGCTATAGTCAAAACGAATCTTAGAGCCGCCTTTGAAATAGCTTTTAGTCAGCGCTTTAACTGCGTCTGCCCAGCCTTCTATTGAATCTGCAATTAAAAATCTCCGGGTGCGCTTTTCATTGGGTCTTTGAATTTCGGGAAGCTGCTCAGCATGATGTTGTTGAACACTGTAGCCAACCCCTGTTCCGCCTAATAGCAAAAACATTGTCTCACTAAACGCTCGCCAATCGTCGATTGGCAAGTACGCGCAATTAAATATTCTATTTGGCGCTACTTCAATTGGTTTCCCGCCAAATTGCATTGATCGCATTGACGGTAATACTTTTTTGCCATACACATATTCATAAACTTCTTTAATCTCTTCTTTTAATTGAGGATAAGTTTTGATATGCATCTTCTTGTTACGAGTAACTAATTCTTGCCAAGTTTCACGCCTCTCCTTCTTAGGGAGATAACGTGCATATTTCATGTGAACGGTAATATCGGATAAAATTTGTGTTGCCACTTCCATCATTTTTATGTTTCCTTATGTTTTTTTCTGTTATCTTTGTATATTTCTTTAATTCGCTCTTGCTGTCGCTTTACGGCGCCTTTATTAATCTCCCCAACAGACTGGCCAGTTGATGGTAAAACTTTAATATTTACATTGCTGGTGTCCATAAAAATAGGATATACCATACCGTCCGGACCGTTTCTATTTTTTGCTATGTACATTCTACCGCCATTTGTGATTTTATCGTCAGCCGTTCTAGCTAAAGAAAAAATAAAGTCTGCAACAAAGCACTTATTAAACGCTTCAGATATTTTTTCCATCGTTATAACTTCTTCACTTAAGCCTGATCTGTTAGTTTGAGATGCCGTCCAAATTGGACATTCGAACTCTTGTCCAATTCCACGAAGCTCTTCATAAATAGATTCCAACTGGTGTCTTTTCTCAGAAATATTTGCTTTTGAGCTTAATAAATCTGCATAATCTACAATGACCATATCAACTGATATGTCGCGTTGCCGTAACTTTTCAAGATGATTATGAATAGTTGCTGTAGAAGCAGATTTGGTTGGGTATTCTTTAATTACTAATTTTCCTTTTAGATCTTTGATCTCGTCATAAACTTCATCTTTTTTAGAAAATATTTCCATCAAACCTAGGCCAGTAATACAACTATCATATCTACATGCAACAACGGTGTCTTGAAGTTCAAGTGTATAATGAATTACTGTTTTCTCTTCTTTAATTGCTTCAGCGCCCAAGTGTACAAGAGCCATAGATTTTCCTACGCCCGTTGGGGCAATAACAATACCAAGCTCTCCTCGTCCAAGGCCACCTTTACAGAGGCTATCAACGATGCTCCAACCAGTTGTGACTGGATTTCTAGCTTGGATTTCAAAGCGCTCTTCAAAGTCTTTTATATAATCATAGCCGTAGTCATTGTCCAGCCCGAGCTTCATTGCATTGTCTATCAAAGCTTGAATGTCTTCAAAGGATGAGCGCTCTAAAAGTGGAACTGATTTTAATATCGCCTCTTTGAGTATTTGTTTTTTACAGAAATCAAGTGCTACATCCTTGATGTATTCTGCGTCTTGAACGTCGGTCTTCATCATTCTTGCGAAGAAGTCGCGTACTTGCTTTTGGACTAATTCATTTTCATTTTCAATCTCAGTTCTAAGAACTGTTAGCATGATCTTATCTGAGGGGTGGGTCCCATATTTTTCTTTGTAATTAAAGATTTTCTTAACGAATGTTTGTAAATACTTCAGCTCCAAGAAATTAATGTTCAAAACTTCTCTCATTTGATCAGCAAATATGCGATCATAAAGAATAAGTTGACATAAGTTCTCTTGGAAAAGTTTACCAAATTTTGAAAAATTAGCTTTTTCGTCTATATTCATTCATCCCTCTAAATTCTACGAACCATTATAACACAAAGAATTTGCATTTAAAGTACTCCCGGTAGGACTTGAACCTACGACCTGGCGGTTATGAGCCGCTTGCTCTGACCAACTGAGCTACGGGAGTATCGTTATATTCAGTACGCCCGCCTGGACTTGAACCAGGGCCATCCACCTTATAAGAGTGGCACTCTAACCTACTGAGCTACGGGCGCACAAAATCATTTTGCTTTTTTCATTAACCAGGTGCCCCCTACAATCCCAGCCGACAATCCAAATAAAATTTGACCTGCCGTTCCTACTAGCGGGAGCACAAACAAAGAACAGGCGAGAGCGTGGCCAATTAGATATGCCCTGCCAGCTTTGTATAACAAACTATTCATCGCTTATTTTCTTCGCCCACCAAATATCTGTCGTTGGCTTCTGAAATTTTTCGCTCAATTGCTTGCAAGCGCTCTTCGCGCCTAAAAAGCCCATATATATAAAAGCCCAAGCCTAAAACAGCCAATGTAACAGGAATAAAAATGTCCATAATAATCTCCTTTTTTAATTACGGTAGGAAGGGAGGGATTCGAACCCTCACGCCCTTATGAGCAACGGATTTTAAGTCCGTTGTGTCTACCATTCCACCACCCTCCCAAAAACATAATCATAGTATAGATTATTTCCAACCCTTTGTCAATCAATTTAATCATTTAATTCATAAATTTTTGGTCTTGTTTTTGAGTAGGTGACAGCAAAGTAAAAAGAATAGCGGCTATTTTTCATCTTCTTAGTGCCGACTTCTATGTTTTCGCACTTACAGAAATCGCTTGGGCTATCTTCCTTGAAATCTTGCATCCTGAATACAGCAATGCACTCGGTGCATTCAGCCACCAATTTTGTTGCCATTTATCCTTCTTTCTCGCTTAGTACCCTCGACAGGATTCGAACCTGTGACTCTCGGGCTATAATATTCCTTTTGTTATGGCATGCTCTTCCCTGTGGCAATTTGCACACAAACATAAACACTTATCTAGTTCTTTTTTTACATTTTCATTAAAAGCGGTTAACCTTGCTTTAGAAATAGCAAAATCTTTTTTATCCGTGTCCTTATGGTGAAATTCTAACACCCCATAATATTTATTATAACCGCATCGCTCACATTTGCCACCTTTGTATTCAACACATTTTTGTTTAAACTTTCTTTGTCTTTCTACGGTTTGTTGATTCGTACATCTTCTACAATAAGGCGACAAATCATTTCCAGATCGTCTGCGATAAAATTCATCTTTTGTTCTTGTCTCATCACACCTTTTGCATAATTTTATTTTATGAACGGGCATTTTAGCATCTCCAGCGATATATATTAGAACCCCTAGCTGGATTTGAACCAGCGTATAACGGTTTAGAAGACCGTTGCCTTTCCACTAGACTATAGGGGCCTATCATGTAACAATTATACCTCACTTAAATTTAAATGTCAACCTTTTGTCCAAAATAAACGATTGTTTCTTTACTATTCATTTTTCTTCTTATAGGCCGCATGCTCTATCCAACTGAGCTACGAAGGCATTTTTTTAATAACAATATTCACCCACTAGCTCCCAGCTACAATACGCATCATAATAACACCACGTTTCTTCACATGTCATATAATAATAAGGATAATCCACCGCCCATGTGCAACAATTATCCCAGCATGACCATGCATTTTCATAGTAATGAGGAGTGTAGCTATCGTAAGTACATGTTTCATAAATTTCAACATAGGGGCCAACAACAACTGAACCAGTGGGCGTATAAATCTC